ACTATACATTGTTGTATGGGAATGATGTCAGTGGAGTTGTAGCAAACATAAATAAAATGTTTTCCACTAGCAATTTTCAAGATCGAATAAAGAAGGCTGCAACGATAGGTCAGAAACTTACAGGTGCTACTGCATTATCAAAGATGTTAACACACATTGATAGCTTCTTTGCTCACACTAGAAGGATGGCTATATCGCAGATGTTGTATGGTGCATACATACCAGCCACTAGATTTTCTGGTTACAACAGATGGACGACATTTAGTATATTCTTTTCTACTGTTGGTTCTCCGTATACCAAATTGAGTACTGCAATAAAGTTTGTTGGCACATCAGGTTTGCTAGGTTCCTTATCCTTTGTCGATAAGATTTTTCAAAAATTAGATTTTAAACTATTTGATAGTAGTAGATATTTGTACGCACCAGCTGATGAGGTGATTGTACGTGCACGTGCTGGTGGAGCAACTAGAGATTATACTGCTGGTGAGTTGCGAGACATAACGACTCGAAGTGGTTTGGAGTTCTCTAGAGCGGGCGTAGAGTTCCTTGATGATCAGTATGAGGGTTTGTTGCGGGTGTTAAAGCAAACTCCTTCTGGGGGTGCTCGAGGTAAGTATATACGTCCAACAAAAGATTTTGTTACATTAAAAAGTAATTACCTTGCTGACTTTGCACACTTCCAAGACGCAGAGTTGCGTCGTTTAATATTTATAGAGTCTTTAAAAGATGGTCGCCTTCCCAGTCAGGCAGTGGAGTTAGCAAAACGATCGATGCTTGACTATACTGTTTTAAGCAAATTAGAAAAGGATTGGTTATCTCGTTATATTTTGTTTTATGCTTTTATGAGAACTCAGGGAACAGAGGTTATAAATACTTTTTATCGTGGTGTACAGGGAAATGTTCCGTTTGAAAATTTGTCTGCTCGGATATTACGTACACAGGATTTAATAAATCAAAGTACCTCTAAGGATTTTGTTGAGTATAACGATTTACAACGAGGTAGATTGTTTAATCTTTGGGTTGGTACAACTGATGACACAGATATATATTTATCGGGTCCTCCTAATCCAACTGTACAAATGTTTGAAATGTTAGGGTTGGCTGGGCTTTATACATTGCAAGGACTTTCAAGTTTTACTGCGGATGCATCTGATCGTATATATCAGGAAGAAACTTTATTCTGGAATTTACTACAAACAGGAGTATCTTTGGGAAAAACTTTCCTTTCTTCTCAGCCATTGCTTGATAATGCAATAAAGTATTTTCGTGGGTCACCTGACCGAACTTTTAATCCAGAGTTTTTATCAATGGCACAAGAACAGGGATTATTAGATGAGGTTATTCAACGATATGATTTGATTCCTCGAGAGAAAACTGCGGGTCGACCTCTTTTGACTGATGAAAAATATAGTGGAAGATACTATAACTTTAGAAAAGGTTCGGATGGCATGAAGGGTTATCGTCAATATATATTAGATAGAACTGTAGGCATGTATTTATTAAATTTAAATATGGTTGGATTGAATGATGCAGCAGTTGCTATGAATACACGGGCGATACAGGATTGGTATAAAGGCAAGATGTTGGCAGAGACAGATGAAAATAAACGCAAATATTTGAAGAGAGCATCTCCACAAATTCCTATGCCTGTAGCATCGAACACATTGCTAGGTTTGTTTATGAGTGGTTTGATAACTCCAACTCAATCAAAAGATAAAAAACGAATAGCAGACCACGCATACAGAAATGTTATTAGGACACAGAATGTCGAATAATTATCTTGTAGAATACTTTAATGATCAGATAACTACAGACTGGTCAGGGTTTGCATTGCAACCAGAAAACATTCGTCGCAAACAAACTCCTCGATTGTATGGAACATTGTCTGCATGCTACATATACTGTGATACGCGAGTCAATGCGAACTCTTTAACAGTACGTATTACTGATGATGTAAATGGAGATCGATGTATTATTGGAGATAAACAGGTAGGTTTTGCGTATGGTGTCACAACTCCTACAATGACGAGTAGTATTATAAAAGTTGAGATTGATGTGGCTGATACGTGGCCATCTATGATTTGGATGAAAACAGATACAGGTACAGTAAATTTGCGTGAGATAAAAATAACGTGGAGATTTTTATGATATCAGCTAATGTAGACGCATTTAATAACGATGATGCTTTTTCTACGAATCGTATTGTTGATGACCTTTCGTCACAAATAGATGGTAATACACAGACTTTCGTTACTAGTGCAGCCTTCTCGAATTCCAGCCTTATGGTATATTGGAATGGAGTGTATCAGAGAACAGGAGTAGAGATAACTATTATTGATTCTCGTACATTTCAAACACAGTTTATGGCTCCTGTGGGGTCTGTGATTGTGGTTGTTTACACACAAATATAGAGGTTGAAATGACTATACAATTAGTAACCGATCAGCTGATCGACTCGATTATAACAGAAATAAAAATTGCTAATGGCTCAGTAGGTTTTGCGAAATTGAAAACTGCTGATGTTGAAACGACATTGACAGGAAGCAGCAGTAAGATTGCTACTGCTGCAGCTATTAAAACTTATATTGATAATCAAACTCCTGATTCTCTTTCGGGTGGAAATGGTATTGACATAGATACTTCTGGAGATCCAGATGTTGTCAGTGTTGATCTTGATGGTTCTGCTCCTGGCCTTGAGTTTGCTGCAGCAAAACTTAAAGTAAAAGTAAAGAGCGAAAGCGGTGGAAGCATAACTCTTGATGGAGATGGGCTTTATATTGCAAACTCTGCTATCTCTAATGCAAAACTTGCTACCAGCACGATCTCAGGTGTAGCTCTTGGAGCCAACCTTAATGCGTTGTCTGCGTCCAATGGACTATCCATGACTAGCTACAATGGTTCTGCTGCGGTTGCGGATTTGACTGTAGTTCTTGATGGTGCTACGCTTGCCAAAAGCGCAAGTGGAATCAAGGTTGCTGATGCTGGTATTGGTAGTTCTCAACTTGCTGATAATGCTGTGCCTCTACAGAAATTAGGAATCTTACCTTCTACTGATCACTACACTGCTAATGGTTCTACTGCTGCATTTACTTTGCAAAACAGAATCACTGCATCACAACTTTCTGATTTTGCTATGGCAGTTCGCGTATTCCGAAATGGTCAACGTCTTAAGCAAGTAGCTTCCTCTCCATCGGATACATCAGAGTATACCGTAGCTGACAATGGATCTGCTACAGTAGTCACTCTTGGTGGAAATCCAGCAAATGGTGAGTTTATTATTGTTGACTATTGGTATGATGCGTAGATAGT